CGCCACGAACATCAACTGGCAGGAAGGGCAGGCGCCGAGCACGGTGAATGACTCCGCGCGCCAGATGATGGCCGACGTGGCGACGTGGTTCCAGGGCGGCGCCGAATGGCTGAACATGGGTGACACGCCCACGTACGTCAACGGAACGCAGTTCACCGTCCCGGGCAATCTCACGTCTCGCTATTCTTTCGGTCGGCGCGTGCGCGCGTCTGTGACTGCGGGCACGGTGTACGGCACGATTACCGCGTCGGCATTCGGCAGTGTGACGACGGTCACATTACAGCTCGACTCCGGCGCGCTCGACAGCGGGCTTTCCGAGGTCGATGTCGGCATCCTGAACCCGTCGGCGGCGTCGCTCTCCACTTTGCCAAGCCTGCTTATCTCGGGCGCGGCGGGCCTCACCTTCGCCAATCTCGCGTCATCGAACACGGCGCCGATCAAATTCGGCGACGGCACCGGCTGGAAGCTGAATTTTGAGACTGGCTCTGGCTCGATCTTCTCGACGTTGCAGGATAACGGCAATTTCACGACGAACGGGACGGTCACGGCGTCCAATGTCACGATTACGTCCGACGAGCGTATCAAGGGCGAATGGGAGGACTTGCCGCCCGATTTCATCGACCGGCTCGCCGCGGTGAAGATGGGCACGTATCGACGAACCGATACGGAATCGCCCGATCGTCATGTCGGCGTCGGCGCTCAATCGCTGCGCGACGTGTTGCCCGAAGCCGTCCTTGAAGGGGCGAGCGGAACGCTCTCCGTTGCATATGGCAATGCCGCGCTTGCCGCATGCGTCGAGCTCGCTAAGGAAGTGAAGCGCCTGCGCGAAGAAGTGCGGACCATCAAAGATTTCATGGTGATCTGATGCCTCTCCCGTCCTCCGCTCCGATCTCTCTATCGCAGGTAGAGATCGAGCTCGGCCTATCGGCCCCGTTCTCCATGAACCATCCTTGGGCCATAGAGCTTTCCGGGAAATCCGTGCTCCCCATAAGCCTAAGCGATTTGCTCGGTAAGAGCGGACGCATCGATATAAACCTATCGTTTTCGCAAACGGCTCAGTTCACGTATTCGACTAGATTTGCCGCCCCTTTTTTTGGGATAAACGGACAATTTTTTACACTACTTGCGTGGAATTTCAATTCAAACGGGAGTGGCACGTTGACCTTCCCTACGCCATGCAGCCATGTTGGGAACATAAAAGTCACCAACAATACTACCGGGGTATCCGTGGTTATGGCGATGCAGGACAACATGCACTGGTTAGTCAGCCCACAGACAAACGCGAACTGGGTAAGGTTAAACCAGAACGATAGCTACACAATTCTTCCATCCAATTAACGGGGCCCACATGGAAAACGTAGAGCAAATGCAAGCCACCATCCGCGAACATGCCGAGGCGATTGCCGAGGTGAGGGCCCGCGTTGACGTGCATGAAGAAAAGCACGAGCAACAAGCGGCGATCAATGAACGACACGAAAAGCATCTCGGCCGACTCGACGAGATATGCGCAACGCTGCGCGAGACGATCGGCCGCGTTGCGACGAAAGATGACATAGCCGACCTACGCAAAGACGTGAGCGATCGATTCGACCTTCGAGCGCGGGATGCGCACAACTCCATACCGGTGAAGTTAGCGGCATGGTTCGGTGGCTTGATGGCGCTTATCGCGTTTCTCGACTTCGCGTTCGGACACTTCCATGGATGACGATCTCATCGAAGGGCGCTTCGATCTCATCGATGAGCGCCTAGACCATATCGCCCAGCGCTTGGACATTATCGAAGGCGACAAGGAAGTGCGTAAGGCTCGCTCGCTTGAATGGGTCGTCATCGCCCTTGTCGCGCTCGAAGCAGCCTTCGAGGCGCTCATGTATTTCCATCCCCATGCGTGAACGTTTGTTTCGTCTGTACGTCGCGGCCCGCAATCCCAAGTACTTCCTGTGGCTGCTGGCCGCATTCATTGCGAGCTCGCTCTACGCGCATGCTCGACTCGGATACGACGGCGACTTCGGCCTGACTAACCTCATTTTGTCGATCGAGGCGAGCTCAGCCGGTGCTGTGCTAATGGTCGTGGCTGATGCGTCGGCCGAACTGTGCGAGCGGATGCTCAAGGCGATCTTGGAGATGGTCACGGAGATCCGCGCGAACACCGCAGCAACGCTGGCAATCGCCGAGGCGCAGCGCGACATGCAAGCCGATCTGCTGCGCATGCTCAATAACCCGCGCGTCCTGAAGGCGCTTACCGAAGGAAGCGAATCATGATCGCCAACCCCGCAAACGCAACGCTGAAGCTCTCTCCGGCCGGCGCGGCGATGATCCAATGCTTTGAGGATAGCCACGGGCCCGCGCTCGTCGCGTTCAAGCCGACACCCAACGACGTTTGGACGATCGGTTGGGGACATACCCAAGGCGTCTACGAGGGCATGACCTGCACCGTCGAGCAGGTGCAAGCATGGTTCCTCCAAGACATGACATGGGCGCAAGCCGCCGTACTCGGCGCCGTGACCGTGCCGCTCAATCAAAACCAGTTCGACGCGCTCGTGAGCTTCACCGAGAACGAAGGCGCGACCTCATTCGAAGAATCGACGCTGCTCCGTCTGCTGAACGCAGGGAATTACGACGGAGCAGCGGCGCAGTTCGGCCGCTGGATCTACCAGAAAGGCCGGGTATTGCCGGGGCTCGTTGCCCGGCGCCAACAGGAGGCGGCGCTGTTCACCACGCCGATAACCGCATGACCACGATGCAATTTCTCACCGCAGTTTTTAACTGGCTGCAAGGCGATCCAACGCACGTTGTTGCCGCCGCGGCGTTCCTCAATTCGATCATCCCGACGCCGAACCCGGCGACACCCGTCGGCAAGGCCTACAAGGTGATCGAGATGATTGCGCTGTGCTTCCTGCGCGCCAAGGAAAGCGGCGTGCCGGCTCAGACGCCGGCCGCGCTAGCCGACCAGATCGCCGAAGCCATCGCCAAGCGCACCGCAGTTCCCGCAGCACCCGCCCAGCAGTAACCCACCACTTCCCGAAGGATCTCACCATGAAACGCATGCTGCTTATCGCGGCAGGGTTCTCCCTGGCCGCTCTTTCCGCTTGCACGGCTACTCAGCTTCAAAACGCCGACAACACCCTGGCCGCTGGCTGCAAGATCGGCGCACCGACCGGCAACGCGATTGCCGCCGGCAGCGGAAATCCGGTTGCCGGGGCCGCTGCTGCCGCCAACACCGTGTTCTGCGGCGCCGTCGAGGCAAACGCCACTCCGGCGGCGTCTGCGCCGGCCGCTGCCTCGGCTCCTGCAAAATGACACCGCGTGATTTCGCGCTCATCGCGCAAGAGGCCTATTCCGCGGCACCGGACATCGGCAAAGCGGATAGCGCCTCGCGCGCGATTGTGCGGCGAACTGCTGTCGGGCTCGTCGTTGCGTTTCCTGGCACCGATAACCTTCCGTGCCTGGAAGCGGACCTCGATATAGAGACAACCATGGTTCCGGGCGCGGGAGAGGTGCATAAGGGCTTCTGGCAGGCTTGGGATGCGATCTCGGTCGATGTGCTGGCCGCGATCGACGGGAAGCCAGTAACACTCGTCGGACATTCCCTGGGGGCCGCTATCGCCCTGATGGCCGCGCTCGAAATGACGATCTCCGGCAATGCACCCGTGGCCGTCTATGGCTTCGAGCCGCCCCGAATCTCTCCCGGATGCGGCCCGCGCGCGGCGCTCGCGCATGTCCCGCTGTGGCTCTATAAGAACGGGGGGGACATTGTTCCAGACCTCCCGCTTGGCTGGAAGCATGGAGGCACCCTTGAATTCATCGGGACGCCTGCACCGCCCAACCTCGCCGATCACCGCATCGCGCGCGTAATTGCCGCGCTCCCAATCAATGCGTCCCAGCCGCTTGGCTCGCCGAGCACGCGGGAGCCGTTGGTCCCGTAGTCTCGCAGGGACGAAGCGGCACCGGCGCGATTAGCTTGTCGTGCGGGTCTGCGCTGCCGGAGTCGCTTCCGCCGCCTCCGCAGGCTGCGAGGATGCACAGGGCAACTCCTGCACAAACCGCCCGCGCTCCCTGTGCAACTGAGCCAGTTCCGCGTCCTCGGTTGTGAGCGAGTCGCCCGTCTCGAATTCGATGATGTACTTCACGATCCCCCCTGGGTTGTGCCTGTGAAAGTGCTGCGATAATACTCGTCAATCCTAGGGCGCGTGTAGCCGTGGTCTTTCTCATTTTCTCCGCCTCCGTACGCAAAAATTACGCTCAACTTACGCTGTGCGTTATCGCGTAAGGGTTGCGGTGTCCCGCTCCTCGCACCAGACTGCAATTCCGCACGACGCAACTATAGACCACAAGTCGTGCGTTTACAAGGTTTTCCGACGAAATCCTTGTGTTGCCATTCCTACGCAAACAACACAGTAAACCGCATATACTACGCAGCTTCTACGCAAGAACTACGCTGGGAGCTACGCACATGGCATCGCTCAGGAAAATGGCATCCGGGGGATGGCGCGCCGAGGTGTACGTCAAGGGCGTCCGTGATTCCGCCGTTCGGGATACGAAATCCGAGGCGCTCGCTTGGGCGGCCAAGAGGGAATCTGAGTTGCGCTCCATCGCGAGCGGTCAAGGCAGCAAGACGCACACCGTCGGCGACGTGCTAGCCGCCTATGCCGATAAGGTCAGCCCGACCAAGCGCGGCGAGCGCTGGGAGCGTTTGCGGCTCGGCTTGATCGGCAAGAAGGTAATCGACGGGCGTCCGTTCGGCGAGATTCGGCTAGCAGACCTGAGAGCGGCCCATATCGCGGCATGGCGCGATGCGCGCTCGCGGGAGGTCGCCGGTGCGTCGGTATCTCGGGAAATGTCGCTGCTGTCCCATGCGCTCGACGTGGCCCGCAAGGAATGGGGATGGCTGACGACCGATCCGATGAAGGACGTGAAGCGGCCGGCGGCGGGTCCGGCACGCGACCGCCTGATCTCCGACAAGGAAATCGAGACGATCACGCTCGCGCTCGGGTATCAGGAGGGTTCGCCGGCCGTCAATACGTCGCAGCGCGTCGCCGTTGCGTTCCTGTTCGCCATCGAGACAGCCATGCGATCAAGCGAGATCCTGGGTCTCACGAGCCGCGCGGTCGATTTCGAGAAGCGCGTCGCCAGACTGCCGATGACGAAGAACGGCAGCGCGCGGAATGTTCCGCTGTCGCCGCGGGCGATCGATCTGCTGCGGATGCTACCGGAAGTAGAGGAGGGTGCGCCTCTGTTCGGGCTGAACGACAAGATCCGCGACGCCCTGTTTCGCAAGGCGCGAGAGAAGGCGTTCGGCAAGCAGAAGCCGCACGAGCGCTTCACGTTTCACGATGCGCGGCACGAGGCCATTACGCGTCTCGCAAAGAAGATCGATGTGCTCGACCTCGCGCGGATGACCGGGCACACCGATATTCGGGAACTGCTGACCTATTACAACGCGACGGCGGCAGACATCGCCGCGCGCCTTGGTTAGTCCTTTTTGCGCGGGCGCCCGATGCGTCCGCCGCCCTTGTGTGACTCCACCCATGCGATAACCTCGGCGGCGCGCCAGCGCGGGTGCGCCTTGCCCCCGCCGAAGTTCGGCAAGCGAATCGGCTCGGGAAATCCCGGCACGCAGACGACGCGCTCGCGCACGACCTGCGCCGGCCGCTGAAGGTATTCGCCGATTTCCTTTGTGGACCACAGCGCGTGCTCGATCGGCACGCCGGCCGGTTGCTTGGAGATTGCGCGCTCCACCGCGCGCTCGACGATCCGTTCAAGTTCAATCGTTTCCATTATCTTCCTCTCCCCATCATCGCGAGCTCGGCGCGCGTGCGAAACGCGGCGTCGTATCCCCGCATCGTCGATTTCAAGTCGGGCGCGTATGCAGGACCGGCGACGCTTGTCTTTAAGACGGGCGCCGCACGATTGGCTACCTTGGCCCATGAGCACAGCCGGCCAGTTCCAGGAATGCGTTCTATGTCTCCGGCATTGCGCATTCGGCACAGCGCGTCTTGTATGTATTGCGTCGGCACGCCGAAGTGAGCAGCCAACTCGGGCGATGTGTAGAGTTGGTCCGGCTGCATGTGTTCGAGAATGCGGCTCGTGGATGCATGGGGGAATTTAGGAGGGGTCATTTCCCTTCCTCCTTGTCCCCGTCAGAAAGATTGGCTGCATTCACCAATTCAAAGCCGGCGTCCGTAAGCCATGCGGCGCGTACCGACATGCCGTAGTCCAAAAGACCTCGCTTCACGGCACGCTTCATCGCTTGATAGCAGACCTTCTTCGGCTCCCCAGTTTGAGTGCATAGGGTTTCGTACGGCCACGGGCCGCGCATGTCGTCCTCATGGAATGCCATGACAGTCCGACACACCATTAGATCGGTCACGTCCTTGGTGCTCATTTCCCCTTCTCCTTTGCTGTGAGGGCGGCGCGGATTCTTTTCGCGCACAACGATGCCGCCTCTCCTTCTGATCCGACGTGGCGCAACTGATTCGCCACGGCGTCGCAGATATTCGCGCAGTTCTCGAATGCCATGTGAATGACTTCATCGCTCGCCGCTGCGGCTGGCGGGTGGGCGTAGAGTGGCGTTTGCGGCGGGACATCACGTAGAAGCTTGACGCCACCTACATAGTTTGGATCGCGCATCGCCACCGGCTCGCCCCGCTCCCTTAGCTTCGCTTCGAGAGAGGCGATGCGGGCCTTTAGCTCGCGGTACTCTTCGTGTTCTGGCACAAGTTCGCCATCTTCACCTACCTCCATCAGTTCCTCTCCGAGCAGGCGACGCGCTTCTTTGTGCGCCGACTCATATCGAGCGGTTCCCTCCGGGCTCATCCACAGGCATCCGTCCGTCGAATCCCACGCAAACGCGTACATACCGCTTAGTCCGCGCAAGCCGGATTCCAACTCGGCGATGCGCGCGGCCTGGGCTTTGAGCGCTTCGCAAGCCTGCGCGATACGATCGCCAATGGGCGAGCTGTAGTTCGCCTGTACTTCGTTGGCGTCCTCTTCTAGCCGCTCGCACAGGTCTTGGGTTGGGGTTGTCATGGCATCGTTCCATCAGGTTCGGGTGGGCCGGGAAGTCGAATATGATCCTCGCTGCTTTCGCCAATAAATTTGACCCACGCCGTTATGCGCTCAACGTCAGCGTCGTCTAAATCTTTCGGCAGCACGAGCAACGCCATTCGGTTACGTGGCAGCCGGATCGGAAAATGATCTTGACCTTCGGCATTAATCAGCACGTCTTTGCGTTTCACGATCCCTCCCGAAGTGCGCGGATAGCGTCTTCGAATCGAACACGCATCGAATCGTCGGCTGGATAGATGCCGAAGAAATTACGAGAAGCGACGATCACTTCCTCGATCGCGGCAGCGCGCGCGGCGCGTTCTATGGCGCGGGCGAAATCCTGCAATTGCCCGGTGCCGACGAAACCGAACATCCCATGTTGTCGCGCAAATGCTAGAACTTGCTCGTCACTCATGGCCGCCGCTCCCCTTCGCTGCGTCGCTCGTCGTTGCGCCTAACTGACATTCCAGGTCGGCAACGATGGTTAGGATTTCCGTATCGCCGTTGTCGGGCTTGTGCGCCATGCAGCGCCAACGTCCGATTTCGCCCTTCGGGTTGATACGGTATAGCGACACGCCGTTCATCGGGCCATAGCCGCAAGTTTCGCACTTCACGATTTATCCCCCGCCCGCTCACCGCGCTCGATTTCGGCTCGGTCGATGCGCTCGATTTCGGCGTCGATGGCGGCGTCGGCGTCACCTTCCGTCAGCACAACCTGATCGTCTTCGCCCATTCCAGTGATCTGGACGATCACGAGTGAACCGCTGTTGCACTCGCGTAGTTGCCGATAACGCTTCGCGTCTCGCGCATCATCCCCCGCCGCCCCGCTAACTGGCGATGCTGTCGCGCGGGCCGCCGCGAATGCTTGTCGCGCCACTTCCAGGTGCGTCATTTCGCTGATGACGTGGCCGATTTCACGCTCGCCCGCGATTTCGGTTAGCCAGTGCTCGATGGTGGGATATGCAAACGCCCCGCGCTCGTCCCACGTCGGTTCCGTGCGGGCTTGTCCGTAATCAGCCAAAAGCGTGCGAGCAAAATGGATTACGTCTGCGAATACTTCAGCGCGATTTTTAAGCCCGTTGTATCGATTCAACCACAACTGAAGAATCCGACCGTCGGATAAAGTCCCGCGCTCGTCCCGCGCTGCTGTAGAGTTAATTCGCTCGACAAATGCTCGCTGCTCAAAAGGCCCCATCGATTTAAACTCTCGGTCTATTCTTTCGAGCATTTCTTTCGAGCTTTCCGGCTGCGCTGCTGCGGGCGTCGGGGCGACGCGGAGGAAGCACGATGGGTCGCTGCAATTGCGCACGTGACTCTTTTGCTCCCCGCACGTCTCGCAAACCGTGCTCGGCTCCGCCAGCCCCGCGCTCTCGGGCGTCGGGGCGGGGTTGCGAAGCCAAGAAAGCGGCGAGCCCGCATCAGTTATCGCGTCCACGGCTTGGGCGGCTGCGTCAGCAGTTCTCTCATGAGCAGGGATTTTGCTGAACGCCCACACAGCCGTAATCAACAGACTGCGGGTTTTCTCCCACGCCGTAGGCTCCGCCTGCCCCTCGCTGGCGGCGAGGATGGCGCTGAACTCAGCCCACAGGTCACGCACCGTCGATTCGTCGAGTTCGAATTTCTTCACAAGTGCGACTTCGTAAGCGTGCGTCAATTCACTCATGCTTACCCCCGTTGAGAGTGTAGAGAAGCCGCGCAACCTCACGGGCCGTCTGCTCGCGGACATGAAAATCGCCTATGTGCTTCGTCGCGAGCGTGACTAGTTCGTCCATCTGCTCATCGCTCAACGTCGCCGCGCGATGCTTTGCCTTCAATACAGCCAATGCCCACCCCGCCAATCCCGCGCCCCCAGCAGGCCGCTTATCGCGTGCGTTTTGCCAAAGCCATCCCTGCAATTGCCCGAACTCGACGAAGTCTTGTTGCTTGGCGTTCCCCGTCGCGTCATCGCCGTCGCGCCAATTGCCGGGGTCGCGCGGATCGTATTTCGACTGCGGCTCCCCCTTCGGTTCGGCCGGTGCGGGGGCGGCGTCAATCGATTCCCCTCGACAGAAAAGGAAGGCGCAGAAATTCGCCACATCGCGTGGATCGCCTTTCTCGACATGCTCACGCAGCATTCGCGACAGATCATCGCCGCCCATGCATTGCCAGCCTTTTCGGCCTTTTGCGCGGGCATCCGCCAACTTTTCTTTCATCGCCGTTGCGAGAATATCGACCGCCAAATCGTCGGCGTGCGGCGCTACAGCCGGCGCAGCGGGGGCGGCGGCGAATCCTTCAAGCATTCGCGCAGCCTCTTCCATGTTGTCGGCCATCTCGTCGTCAGGATTGGCCTCGCGCAGCTTAGCGGCGTCGTCTCCGAGACACTCAATGATGGCTTCCACATCTTCGGGTGGCGTTCGTCCCTGCAATTGACGGATAGCATCGATGATCGGCTCGGCGCCGCCGTCGTTCGGGTCTAGACCAAGCGCTTCGTTGATCGCCCCGAGATCGGAGCATGCTGCGTGAAACATGCGCGTCATCGACGCGAGTTCGTCGCTCGCCCCGGCTTGCGGCGGCTGTGGGGCGGCGTTCGGCTTCGGCAAATGCGCCCAATGCGTTGGCGTCCACGTTGCGCCGTACACCGTCCAATTCCCACTCGAATCGACGCCGCCGACCTTGATGCGCCAGTCTTGCTCGCAGAAAAACTCAACGGCAACTAACACCTCGGTGTTCGGCCATGGCGTTTTGTCTTCGACGCGATGCCATATCAATCCCTCAGCCACCCGCGCAACGTCCTGCGAGAATCGCTTCCTCACGCAATTGGCGAACCGACGGCGCAGGTCGTCATCGGCGATCGCCTGCTCAAACACCGTCACTTGATCCGGCGACATACACTCGCACGCGGCTTCGAAGAGGAAACGGTCGTGGTCGGTCCAGGTGATATGCGGGGCGGTTTGTGAGCGCGAGAGGGCGACTTTCGTTGCTTCATCCCATACGATTACGCTTGCCGCCCAAGTCGGATCGCTCTTATCGACGCCAGCGATTTGCATCAGCGTTTCGAATTCTTCTCTGTTGTCCATGTCCTCAATCCTCTCCAATAGCGCGGGCGATTACTTAATCACTAGAATCGATCGACAGATTTAAGCCGCACTTTGAGCAGTGCGCCGGGTGCCAGCCGCGCATACGGCCTTCTGGCGTGCTTGAATCGACGATCTCGTGTTTGCATATCGACAGCAGCCACGCAGACGGCAACGGCGATTCTTTTTCCATGGCATGTGCGCTTTCCATGGCGAGCACTGCGGCTGCTAGATTTCCGGGGGCCACCTTGGGGTTATGCGTGGCTTCTACTGCCGCGCTAATAACCGCATCGCGCAAGTGCTGCGGCGCCCTATTTGTCCCGTTTTCCCATACCAGTGCATGAGCCTCCCCCGTATATTTCCCAGAGGCGGACAGATGGAGAAAGAGCCGCGCCCAACTAGCGCTTTTTGCGCCGGGCTTCTTCACCCATGCAATCTCTGGATAGGCAACCCATCCAGCGCACGCCGCGATGTTGCTCAATGTGCGATCCAATCTCGCCGGTTCGACATGCTCCCATTCCAACGCTCCTTGAGCACGCGGCACAATATCCATGTCGTAATCGAACTCACCGGGCTTGCGCGGCGGCGGCAATTCCAGATCTTCATCCGGGTAGCCCATTGTCGTGTTCCGGTTGCCGATAGGGGCGCAGCGATACCCAGCTTTATTGTTGCCCCACTTATTGGCCGGATATCGCTCTCTCGTGATGAGAAGATCGCCAGTCGGCTTGTGGCGCACGATCTGCGGAATAGCGAATTCACTCACATCCATCTCCACGCCCGAGGGCAAGAATTCGAAAAAGGAGCCGCCGTGATGACCGGCCCAAAGATCGCGCGTCCGAGGGTTGCGCGCGGTGAGAGGGGGTTACAAATCCATGCTGCGTTGCTTGTCGCTCGGCGGTTTTAGGCTGATCTCGGTCTCAAGCTGAAGCATGTGATCGATCTTTCCTTGCTGCGCAGCCGTGGGGTGCGTCATGGCTTTGAATTTCGTGATGACAGTTCCGCCGTCGGTGCAGTCGAATGTGAAGCCGCTGAGAGCTACGCTGTCCAGAACGATGTCCTCGCGCCCGCTCGCGCCGATGTGAAACTGAAGCTCATAGCCGACGGCTTCCCAATCGAACTTCAGCGGCATCCCGAGCTTCGGAAACTTGAGCGTCGTCAGACCGCCCATTTCGTCGTCGACGAGTTGACCTTGCTCGACGCGGCTCTCGTCGCGGCTGTAGATCGCGTGGCGTAACTGCGAGTCGAATTCGGACAGGATGAAATTGTTCGATCGCATCTCGAACGTTATGCAACAGCCTGCGCGGCGCTGACTGCCATGCAACTCGGACACGACTGTTACAGCGACAATCTTGGCCTTGGACATGAGAAGGGAGAACATTCGGGCTCCTGGGGTGAATGGCTTACTTCGGCAACTGCGCGTCAACTTTGCGAATGATCGCGACGACGCGCTCGGGCAACGGGATCGCCTCTACGTCGTGCTCGAACGCGCGCACGGCTGGGCGCAACTGCTCGCGGTCGATTGCCGGCAGCGTTTCGAGGTGCGGCGCGATGCGGGCGAGCGCTTGGCGGATGGGGCACTCGATGGTCATGCTGCGCGCTCCTTCAGTCGTTTGATCATGTGCTGCACCTCGGCTTCGAACTGCAAGAGCCCGGGCAATAGCACGCCATTGATGTACTCGTCGTCGCGCGCGATCCATTGCATGAAAAGGCGATACGGCTCGGCCATGCGCGGGTCGTAGGACACGAAGAGCCACCGCTTACGGCCAGTCACGAGCATCCCGCCCTGGACCTGCGCGACGTGGTCCTCGGGCATGCCGTTGAGCAGGGTGTTGATATGGACGGCTTCGTCCATCGGGCATTTCGACTCGTAGCCCGCGTCTGCGCCGATCAAGCCATCGGGCGATGCGCCGATGAACGGATAGAGCGGATGGGTGACGAACTCGGCCGGCATGACGAACAGGCCCGTTTCGAGCTCGACAGCCTCGCGGCCGTACGGCTCGACTTCCGTTCCCCATTGCGTGGCCCGGCCGCCTACCTCGTGCGTCGGTGTCTCGGTGAGCCGTTCAAAGACGATCTCGCGCATGTACCTCTCGCGCGCGGCCGTGGACTGCCGCGGCTTCGGCAAGCCCTTCTTGGGGCCACTCTTGTACACATCGCCGGGCTCTCCTCCGGTGAACGAGATAGCGTCAGCGAAGCGGCTCGCCGTGAGCTTGCCGGCGCGCTGCCGGCGCCACTCGTCGCTGCGCTGCTCGACGGCGTTACTCATCGTCGGCTCCGGGTTCGCGTTGGGCGTCTTCCTCCGCATTGCCTTCGGCTTGCGCAGGGTCGTCGCTCGTCTTCGCGACCTCCGCGGCCGCCAGCGACTTGAGACGGTTCAGCTCGGCTGCGCCGATCGCCTTGCGATCTTCCTTCGTCAGGCGGCTCCATTCGGTTGCAAGCGCTTCGCCGCCGTATTCCTTCGCGATCTGCTCGAGCTTGGCGATGATCTTCTTGTGATCGTCGGTGCGCTCCGGCTGGGCCGACTTGGCAGCGCTTTGAGCAATCTGTGCGGGCGTCGTGCGCGGCGTGATGTCGTGGAGCGGCTGGCCGGTACCGTAGTCGTAACCGTCCTGCAACTCATCAGGTGTGTAGACGCCTAGAATCACATCCGGCGCGTGCAGGCGCCCCCAACGCTTGGCCGTTAGGTATGCCAACTGCTGACGCGGATCGGAGATCCAGTTGGGCGAGTTGCGCACGGTACCGACGTCAGCCATGGACACGCGGCGCAGGCGCGGCTCGGCTTCACCCTTCAGAGTTGCCCATACTTGCGCCCATCGCTCATCGCTCTTGTCGCTTTTTCCGTCGACGCCTTGCCAGTTACCCTCTGACCACGCGAAGTTAATACGAGTCGAGAGCGCTGGCGACGAGTTGAGCACCGCGATCACGAGCTGCGCCTCATATCCGAGCGTACCGTTCACGATGTGCGTTTTTTGCGCGACGGAAAACGGATTCATGCCCCATTGCATCGCCTGCATACAGACCGCGAAGCAGTCTCCCTCGTTGCCCTGCAGGTGCTTCGGGATCGTCGTCTTACCGCTTGCCATCAAGTCGGCGATGCGCAGCATCTTCGTCATTGCGTCGTCGCTAAGGACAAGCGCGGTCGAGCTGATGTTCGCCGGTACCGGCGCGATCTCGGTGATCGGCGTGAGCACTTCGGTTTGCGGAACGGTTTGAAGTTCGGACATGCTGTTTTCTCCGATGGGCGAGACTCGGCCGCCCGTGGTGGTGGATTAGGCTGCTACGGCTTGGGGTTCGGGTTGATAGAGGGCTTTGGCTAGCACGGCGTCGACGCGCACGCGCAGCTCGTGATTGGCGTTCGAATCGAAGAGCCAGTCGCTCACGGCCTGCAGCGTTTCGTACATGTCTCGCGAGGCCGCGATAACGTGCGCGTCGGCCGGACGCATGACGCTCTCGCAAATAAGATGGCCGCCGTAATACTCGATATCGTCATGACCGCTACCCACGACACCGGGAATGGGGTGCGTGGTGACGACGCAGCCGCCGGTCTTACCGATCGACCAATCGCCGCCAGTCGGTTCCGGTGCGAGTCTTGCCGCACGGTTCTCCGCACGTTCGCGCTCGATGCGATCGCGTTCCGCGCGCTCCGCAGCCTCGGCCATTTCGCGCAGCGCCTTTGCCTCTTGCTCGCGGCGCGCGGCCTCAATCTTGTCGAGTTCTGCCTGACGACGCTGCATTTCCGCTCGCTCTTCGGCGAGCCGTGCTTCTTCGGCTGCGATGCGGGCGCGGCGCTCGGCGTCTTCGCGCGCTTGCTGCTCACGGCGTTCGGCTTCTTCCTTCTCGCGTTGCACGCGTTCCTCGGCTTCGCGTGCGGCCCGCGCCTCGGCGTCCTTGCGTTCCTGCTCGGCTCGCGCCGCAGCCGCCTGGCGTTGCTCTTCCTCGAACGCAGCGCGCTCGCGATCGAGGCGCTCTTTTTCCTCGGCGAGGCGCTTAGCCTCGGCTTCCTGCGCGACGGCCGCCGCGAGCAACTCGCGCAGCTTGGTTAGCGTTTCTCCGCGCACCATCTCGGCTTCACCGGCCAGCTCCGAGAAGTTCTCGACGTCGATCGACAGCGCGACGACGATGCGGATGACGCTTTCGATATGGTCCGCGCTTTTGCCGGCGACAGCGGTCACTTGCGCGCTGATATCGGCGATGCGCTCGCGAATCGCGGCCACGCGCCGCGCCTCGGCCTCGGCCTTCGCGCGCTTCTCGGCCTCGCGGGCTTCGTCCCAGGCGTCACGCAGCGCGATCAGGCGCGTTTCTTCCGGCTCGATCATTCCGACGAGCCGATCTTCCTCGGCGATGACGGCCTTCGAGAACTTCGTCGCGTCGTCACGCGCATCCTTGCCGACCTTGCGGATGCTCGTGCGAGCCGTGCGCAGCGCCATCGCGGCGCCGTGGCATTGGTCGCGCCCGGCGGTGTTCTTGATCTCGACGATGTCGGTCGAGCGGGCGACGAGCTCGCGCAATTCCTTCTCGCGCTCGGTCGTACCAAGCGCGACGGCTGCGCGCTCAACGACGGTCAGTTCGGTCGTACTCATGCTGAAAACCCTCCGATGCGTGTGATAACGGGCGGCATGACGTCACCGCCGATGAAGCTGATTGCGATCTCGCAGGCGATAGCTACAGCGATGGCGATCAAGATCGCGATGACCGGCCGGCGCTCGTGGAAATCGTCGATGCACGTGCAGAAGCGGCGCAGAAGGGTGCTCATCGCGACAGCCCCATCAATGCGCACCAGCCGATGACGACGCCCAGCGCGAGCACCCACACGCGGGCGGTTTCGCGAAACTTGGCCGTCTTGAGCAGCGGGTTATCGTTGCGGGCGCGGCGCAGGCCGCAGGGTTGGTAGCGCATGTCAGGCTCCCTTGACCACGTCAGCCACGTCGCGGCCCGTCGCCTTCGCGATCGCAGCCGCGCACATCGCCTGCTCGGCGCTCGTCAGCCGGCCGCCGGCGAGGATCGTTTCGAGGGCGGTCAGCATGTCGCCAGTTGCGGCGAACTGGCGGGCGTAGTCGCTGCCATGCGGCGACACCGAGCAATCCGCTACCTGCTGCGTCACGCCGCCTCGGTGGGCGAGGACGTACGGGCCTTGGGCTTCGAGTTCGGGGGTCATGTCAGACGCCTTCTGCCAAGCGCTTCATGTCGGACATCGCCACGTCGGCCGGATCATAGAAGCGCGAGGGGTTGATCTCATAGCCGCTCGCGCGATAGATCAACTGCGCGGCGAGCGCCGTGTTGTGGAACTTCTCAAGCGCGTATCCGGCTTCACCTGCCTCATGCACGACCCATCCCGCACGACAATGCGTCGTCTCGCAGGAGTGCCAGCTGCCCATATCGAGCGCGCCCGGCTGCGACACGCGCTCGTAGATGCGCTTGTGGATGTCGGGTATAACCGGAATCTC